ACCTGCTACAGGAGATGAAGTACATTTTGTAGATCAAGGTTATGATTTCAATACTAACGCATTGACTGTTGGTAGAAACTCTTCTAATATAGCTAATGCAGCATCTGATCTTGTAGTTAATACTCAAGGCGCAGCTTTTTCATTAGTATTCTCAGGAGATGCTACAACAGGATGGACTTACACGGAGAAATAATATGTCAAATTACGAAGCAACAAAATACGATTTTTCAGGAGCAAACCTTACAGGTATCGAGGGAATTCCTACAGCGACTATTGTGCCGTGGTCTTCTGCTTCAGTGCCAACAGGTTTTTTAGAATGTAATGGTCAAACAGTTTCAAGATCAACTTATGCAGATTTATTTGCAATCGTAGGTACAACTTATGGAGCTGGAGACGGTTCATCAACTTTTCTTGTACCAGACTTACAAGACAATGTAGCAGTTGGAAAATCTAACAATAAAGCTTTAGCATCAACTGGTGGAGCAAATACAGTTCAATCTACTGGAAACGTTGGTGGTTCAACAGCTAATGCGACTTTATCAGAATCACAACTTGCTAGTCACAGTCACCCATTTGCAGTAAGACAACCCGGTGCAAACAACAACAATGCTGCTCAAAGAGGTTTTCAAGGTGGTTCAGCAAATGCTGTAACTAATAATACAGGTTCAGGGTCAGGTCACTCTCATAATATGAGTGCAACTTTTAGTGGTGATTCAACATCCGTTTTACAACCTTATTTAACAATTATTTATATTATTAAAACGTAGGAGAAATTATGGCAACAAACGCGCAATGGACAGTAGTATTCGATGACAAATGTGTTATAAAAAATCACGCTGAAGGTGCTTCAGAAGGAATTGGATATATTATTTCTGACGATTCTTTTTGGAGTCAATCTAAATTTTCTAATATTTGGGCAATCCAATACGGTACAAGTAATCCTAATGATACCATAGAATACAAAGATGAGACTCCTCACTCTACTTGGGAAGATGCTAACTTAGGTGACTTTCAAGATTTTATTAATAGATGGGACGCAACTCACTTAGCAAAATTACAATCTGATTGGGATAGCAATAATGAAGAAGGTGAAACTGAAGCTGATAAAATTGCTAGATTAGGTGCAAGACCTACATCATACTCATCGTAACATCATCCAAGAAGTAATTATATATTTTTCACCGGATAATGGTGGGTTACCTCTGTGTAAATATGGAAATGCAGCAGGCCATATAACTATTCTACCTTTTTTAGGTTTAACTCTTTTAGAAAAATGCAGAAATTCTGTTTCACCACCTTCTTCAACATCATTTAAATAAATAGTATATGCAAAGGCTCTAGGTTCGTTTTCAAAACCTTTACCATGTTCGAGGTGCCAAACATGGTAACCTTCTGTAGGTAAAGTTTTTTGAATTTTTAATTGTGTGTAATTAAAACCTTTTATACCATAAGCGTCATTTGCTCCGTTGATTTGAATATAATGTCTCCAAGCTATATCAAAGTTGAAGACCATAGCTTTTAATTCGTCGTACCATATGTCTAAATTATTAGGCATAGCAAAATATTGTTGGTCTTGTTTTTTTATTACAGATGCCTTTTCAAAATTAATTCTATTTATAGTTTTGTTAAATTTGTTTTGATCTTCAAACAATTTTATTGCTCTATCACATTCTTGTTCCGTAATATAATTATCATATACTGCTATGAAATTATCTATATTGACTGTTTTTTCTAACATCTTATTTTCCAGGTTTAAATTTAATTATTTTATCGTAAGCATGATCTTTATATGGACCGTTTTGATTTACATAATGAAAAAATACTTGAGCCATACCTTCACCTTTATATATACCTGGACGACCATGTTTTTGTTCACAACCAGAATATAATAATCCATCACCTTCATTTAGTTCTATTTTTTCTCCTTGAATTATTAAAGGCCAATTGTCGTATTTTTTTACACAAGCAGTGACAGATATTTCGCATGAAGGCCTATCTGTATGTTGTTTCAAATCTGCACCAAATACATAGTATCTCCAATATGTAAAAGTAGGAAATAACTTTAAATTAGATTCTTTTTCCACTGTAGGTAATTTAATATCCAGTAGGCCGAGCATTAATGGATCAAGATACCAAGCAGGGGAAAAAGATTGAGTGTCTATTTCGTAGTCTTTATTTTGATCTAATTTATTATAACAATACTTTTGAAGTATATTTAGTTCTTCTTTGGAAAAAAAATTTTTAATTAATTTATATTTTACTGGAGCCATGAAACTATACTATACCTTTTCCCTTTTGTAATTGATTCAATTTTATGTGGGTACATAAAATTACTGGGAAAAAATACTATTGATCCCGTGCTTAATTTTAATCTTTTGATTTCTTTATTTCTTTGATCAGTGAAAATTAAATCTCCTCCTTCATAGTTATTGTTTAAATTTATAATAATACTTAGATGTCTAGGTGAATCTGTGTAATGATCAGTATGAATTTCATATTTTCCACCCACATCATATTTTAGTAAATCCATTTGATTTATTTTAGAGCTTGCCATTTTATTAAATTTTGTTTTGTAATGAATATAATTTCTTTCTATTTCATTTTTTATATAATTCCAATAAAACGTATTTGTAGGAGTTTCTAAATTTAAATAATATCCTTTAACATTTCTTCTGTTTATATCTAATCCAGTGGAAATGTTTAATTTTTGTTTAGCTTTTTTATCTATAAAAGACATTACCTTTTTACAAAAATCAGAACTTATTATATTTTTTAATTCTACAATTGCTTCTAAATGATCCATGTTACAACACCTTTCTAAAAACCGTTTCATTTATGTACATAAAATTTCCTTTAGCATAATGGCAATAGTAAGGTATATCTATTTTATATTTATATGATCTAGATTTAAGGTGTTTTGCTAAATAACCACTTAATACTATGGGATAAGTACCATACGAAATTAATTTCGTATTATATTTTACATTTTTTAATAATAATAATTTTACAAATAATATAAATCTATCATCATTATTGAGATTAATTTCATGGCTTGGAGAATCATCAAAAAAAATACAATCATATTTTTTATTTAAAAAAGGTAATTGTTGTTGCCACATTCCTTCTACAACTTTTATTTTTTTATTTTTTTGTTGTAACTTCCATTTGTTAAAATTTTTAATAACATGTTTATCTTTTTCTATAACTGTATAGGATCTTAGCGGATACTTATTTATTTCACTAGCAGAATAACCCATTCCAAAACCTATTTCTAAAACATCCCCATGTGGTTTTAAAATATCCACACATTTTTTCATATAAGGTTTTTCCCAAGACATCATTACTAAAAAGTTATGATAATTAGGATCAATAATTTTATTTTTTTGAATAATCATTACAATATTCACACTTTCATTCTCTATATATTTAATATATAAAGCACTATATGCTACAAAAATTAAATTTCAAGCCTGGTTTCAATAAACAAGACACAGAATCTGGTGCCGAAGGGCAGTGGACAGATGGCGATTTTGTCAGGTTTAGATATGGATTACCTGAAAAAATAGGTGGTTGGAATCAATTAACAGCTGCATCAAAAACTTTACCAGGAGCAGCTAGAAAACAACACGCCTTTACTTCTTTTGCAGGTGAAAAATACGTAGCTATTGGAACGTCTCAAGGTTTGTTTTTATATTATGGTAATGATTTTTTTGACATTACTCCATTAGATACAGCTATTACAGGATGCACTATAACAACTGTTAATGGTTCAAATACTGTAACTATAAATAAAGGATCCCATGGTTTAGCAAAAGGAAGATATGTGACATTATCTGGTGTGACTGTTACAGGTGCTTCAGACTATACACCTGCAGAATTACAACAAGTTTATGAAATACAAACAACTCCAGATGTAGACAAGTTTACTATATTAGCTTCTAGAAATGAGGGAGGCACAGGTATGACTGCAGCAGGTGCTGCAACTGTTAATCCTTACGTTGTAGTAGGTCCTACTTTTCAAACTGCTGGTTATGGTTGGGGAACTGCCTCTTATGGAGATTCTACTTGGGGCACAGAAAGTGCTACTAGTGATGTAATTTTAGATCCAGGAAACTGGAGTTTAGATAATTTTGGTCAAGTATTAGTTGCAACTATATTTAATGGTAAAACTTTTACTTGGAATGCTGGCGCTGGAACACCCAGAGGTGTCAGAGCTTCTCAAACAACAACTAATTTTAATACAACAAACAATCCAACAGCCACTAGAATTTCTATTGTGTCAGACAGGGACAGACATGTATTTCATTTAGGAACAGAAACAACTATAGGTAATTCTACAACACAAGACCCTATGTTTGTAAGATTTTCTAACCAAGAAGATTTAAACACTTATGCACCAACAGCAACTAACACAGCCGGTACGTTTAGATTAGATACCGGTAATGAAATTAGAGCAGCTATACAAGGTAAAGATTATATCTTTGTATCAACTGATCTTGCAGCTTATGTAATTCAATTTGTTGGTCCACCTTTTACTTTTTCTGTTAGACAAGTAGGAACGAACTGTGGGTGTATTGGTCAACAGGCTATGTCTTATGCAAATGGTGCTGTGTGGTGGATGTCAGCGGAAGGTGGTTTTTTTGTTTACGATGGTACAGTTAAATCATTACCATCATTGGTAGAAGATTTTGTATTTAGTACAGACGGAGATAATCTAGGAATTAATTTAGATTCAAGGGATGTTATCTACTCTTCACCTAATACTTTATATACAGAAATAAATTGGTTTTATCCAAAATCAGGATCTGAGCAAATTGATAGATGTGTAACTTATAATTACTCAGAAAATGTTTGGACCACTTCATCACTAGATAGAACTACTTATCAAGATCAAGGGGTGTTTAATGCACCTTATGCAACTGATTATGTGGACAATGGCACACCTGTATTTCCAGATATATTAGGTATTACAAATTTATATGGAGCTAGTATTTACTATGCTCATGAAGTAGGAACTGATCAAGTCAACAGTACAGGCACAACTTCTATTGATGCTTTTATTAGATCTGGAGATTGGGATATTACTTCACGTAAGAGCGCCTTGGGTCAGGCAACAGGGGTTGCTGATTACAGAGGTGATGGAGAATTCTTTATGTCTGTAAAACGATTTATACCTGATTTTAAATACCAAACAGGTAATGCTCAAGTAACTTTATTTGTAAGTAGTTATCCAGATGATGTAGCAGTTAGCTCACCTCTTGGACCCTTTACAATAACTTCTACGACTGATAAGGTAGATACAAGAGCTAGAGGCAGATTAGTTTCTGTCCAGATAGCCAACACAGCAGTAGGTGAGTCATGGAGATATGGCACACTTAGATTAGATGCACAACCAGACGGAAGAAGATAATGCCACCATACGGATTATACAGTTTAGCAAATACACCTGAAGAGTTATTAAACAGGGGTTATGGGTATACAGGAGATATACCTTATACAGAATTATCTGATGAAGAACAAAATCTAATGCGTACTACATATGATCCAGCTTTTGGAAATTTAAATACACAAATGGGATATTTTTCTGCTCCTTACACGGGAAATATACCATTTCAAAATGTAAGTTTTCTTAAAGATGATGGACCTTTTGGTTTCGGTTATGATGGTGACATAGACTTACCTTCTTTTGGTGGTTCAGGTAATCCTAGATTTAATCAATTTGGAAAAGATATAGACTTTATTAATGCGCCTCAAGATATTTACCCTGAAGCAGTTCCACCAGATTTTATTAATGCGCCTCAAGATAATATTTATCCACTACAGACAACAGGCATCATGAAAAAGTTGCCATTAGATATGAATAGATTTCAAGGTGTAAGTGACATGAGTATAATAGATGAGACAACTAATGATGAACAAGATCAAAATTATATAGATCAGGTTAATAAAAATAAATCTACTGGTATTATGGATTTAATAATGAGTATAGCTGTACCAGGATATGGTTTTTTAAAAAACATGGGTAAAGGTGGCTTTGATGGTATTAGAGGTTTAAATCAAAGAATACAACAATCTGATTTTGGACAATCTAAAACATTAGCTGATTACTTTGATGCTAAAAGTTATGGTGGCAGAGATGCAAGAGACAGAGCAGCTTCACAAAACATGAGAGAAGCTAGAGCTATTCAACAACAAGTTGATAGGAGAGGAGACTCTACATCTAAAATAGCTGATAGAAATAGAAGTTCAGTTACAACAGCATCTGCAGCAAAATCAAAAGGTGTAGGTGGTGGAGGATACACTAGATCAGATTCAACTAGAGATAGTTTTAGAGGCAGATATTAATGGCTAAGATTACTAATTACATACCTGAGCCAAAAGAAGAATATGATGTAGATAAT